GGCCCAACTGGTCCGACAGGGCCAACGGGTGCGTCTGGGACTAATGGATCACAAGGTAGTACGGGTCCAACTGGTCCAACTGGCAGTGTAGGACCAACGGGTCCAACCGGCTCAACAGGCACTCAAGGCATTCAAGGAAATACAGGATCGCAAGGACCAACTGGTCCTACGGGCCCAACAGGTTCTACTGGATCAACGGGTTCCAATGGTCCAACTGGACCAACTGGTCCTACAGGTGCTGCATCAACGGTAGCTGGTCCAACTGGTCCAACCGGACCACAGGGATCAACGGGTCCAACTGGTCCTGCTAGTGGTCCAACTGGCCCAACCGGCCCTACAGGTGCAGCATCTTCTGTTGCTGGGCCTACTGGACCTACAGGTCCAACCGGAACTTCTGGAACTGCGGGTTCTGCCGGTCCTACTGGGCCTACCGGCCCAACGGGAACCACAGGCTCTCAAGGAGCGCAAGGAAACACAGGTCCAACTGGCCCTACTGGCCCAACCGGGTCTACAGGAGCCACAGGACCAACTGGACCTACGGGTACTTCTGGAACAACTGGCCCAACAGGGCCAACTGGTCCGGGCGTTATTGCTTCTGGTACGGCTGGGCAAGTTGCATATTATGCTTCATCCGGAACATCTCTTTCGGGAACGGGAGCGCTTGCACAATTAACTTGGACTAATACAGCCGTTACTGTTACATCTAACGCTGGCACAGTTCCTATTACATCTAAGTTAAATACGTTTACCAACTCTTCTGCTGCCACAATGGCTATTACAATGGCGGTAACAAGTGCCGTTGACGGACAAATGTCTATTGTGCGTATTTATGATGCTACTAACGTGGTTCAAACTATTGGGTGGACCAATACAGAAAATAGCACGGTTTCGGTTCCAACAACTTCAAATGGCTCGACAACCTTGCCATTAACAGTTGGCTTCATGTATAACTTAGCAACGATCAAGTGGCGTTGCATAGCTTTAGCATAAGGAGGGTACAATGCGTTCGGCTATGATTGACCTTAACACCAATGTTGTTGTTGGCGTCATCATGGCCGATGCGTCGATTGACCGTGCACCTTACAATACGTTTTTAATTAATTTACCAGAAGGCTCTCCTGTCGGTATTGATTGGGTTTATGACCCAACCACGCAACAATTTACCGCTTCGGTGAATGCGTAATGGCGACTAATGTCATCATCTTTACTACTGGTACATCATGGACTGTTCCATCAGATTGGAACAACTCCAGTAATACCATTGAAGCCATTGGCGGCGGCGGGGGTGGCGTCAGCGCAAATATTGCAGGCGGCGGCGGCGGCGGTGCGTATACCAAATTAACCAATTTTACACTTACACCCGGCGCTACAGTTAATATTCAAATTGGTTCAGGCGGGGCGGCGAGCGCATCAGGAACAGATACTTGGTTTAACAAAACAACAAACGCAGCCCCATCATCCTCTACAGATGGTCTTTTAGCAAAAGCCGGGCTTACCGGCTCTGCGGCGACAGGCGGAATTGGGGGTCTTGCGGCCTCTTGCGTTCCATCGTCTGGCGCTTTTTCTGGGGGTTCTGGTGGCGCGGCTCCGTCTACTAACCACGGCGGCGGCGGCGGAGCGGCTGGGCCAAGCGGAGCAGGTGGAACTGGCGGCGCAGGGTTTGCTACCGGCAATAACTCTGGCGGCGGCGGCGGCGGAAACGGCGGCGCAACTGGTGGGGCAGGAACTTCAACTACTGGCGGGGCTGGCGGGGCTGGCGGCGGTGCTTCTGGTGGTGCGGGCGGTGCAGGAGCTACGGCTTCTTCGGCGGCAGTAGCTGGTAGCTCAGGAACAGGCGGCGGCGGCGGCGGCGGCGGGTATACCACAACAAATGGCGCAGGAGCCAACGGTGGAGCTGGCAATCTTTGGACTGCAACCGCAGGTGGTACGGCAGGGCCGGGCGGCGGCGGGGGAGCGCAACAAACTGGCGCAGTTAATTCTGGTCAGGGAGGTTTATATGGTGCTGGTGGTGCTGGTAAAGGAACTCTTGGTTCTAATGGCGTGGGCGCACAAGGCGTTATTGTCGTCACCTATACGCCAGCAGCCACCGTAACAGTTAGCGGCAACTTTTTGATGTTTATATAAGGGGAGGCAAAATGCCATTTAGTTCTGAAAACGGTAAACCACAAATCAAGAAAATCATGGAAAGGTTAAAACCCTCATCTATGCTTGATGTCGGATGTGGTTCTGGAACATATGCCAAAATGTTTCCTAATATTCAAAAGACAGGCATAGAAATATGGGAACCGTATGTAGAGCAATACGGTTTAAAAGACTTATACAATGAACTAATGCAAGAAGATGTTCGCACGTGGACACCTAAAGATACTTACGATGTGGCTATTTTAGGCGACATATTGGAACATATGACGATTGAAGAAGCAAAAGACGTTTTTGCTAAAATTCGTGCGTGTTCTACCTCTGTAATTGTCAGCATTCCAATTGGCCTTTACCCTCAAGGTGAATACGAAGGCAACCCATATGAAAAGCATGTGGTTGATAATTGGACGGACGCTATGGTTCGTGAAACCTTTGGCGAGCCAACGTGGGGACAGGTAGACGGGGAAATTGGGGTATACGTCTGGTCACCTATACCAGTACGCCCTAAAATATGCGTATACGCTATTTCCAAGAATGAAGCGCATTTTATTCCTAGATTCTGTGAATCCTCTAAAGAGGCTGACCTTGTTCTTATTGCAGATACAGGTTCAGACGATGGATTACCTGAAGAAGCTGCTAAGTATGGCGCACAAATACACCACATCTCTATTACACCTTGGCGATTTGATTTAGCCCGTAATGCTGCTTTGGCCCTTATTCCAAGGGATTATGATGTCTGCATCAGTTTAGACATTGATGAAGTTCTTCAACCCGGATGGCGAGAAGAGATAGAGCGCGTATGGATGTGGGGCAAAACAACCCGCCTACGGTATATGTTTGATTGGGGTGCGGGCATTGCATTCTATTATGAAAAAATCCACGCCAAGCATGGCTATATGTGGCATCACCCATGCCATGAATACCCAGTTGCGGATGGCCGCATAACGGAGGTATGGGCGCAAACGGATATGCTTCTTGCGGTTCACATGCCAGACCCAACCAAGAGCCGTGGTCAATATATGGACCTTTTGGAACTGTCTGTTAAAGAAGACCCTCGTTGCCCACGCAACGCCTTCTATTATGCCCGTGAACTTAGTTTCCATGCGCGGTGGAAAGAGAGCATTGAGGCATGTGAACGGTATCTTAAAATGCCTGAAGCAACGTGGGGTAATGAACGTTGCTATGCGTACCGTGTTATGGGGCGTTGCTACAACGAATCATTCGATCCGTTAAATGCTGAAAAGGCATTTCAAATGGCCGCATCGGAGGCTCCCAATACACGGGAACCTTGGTGCGAATTAGCCGCCCTTATGTATCGCCAGTTACGTTGGGAAGAGTGCTTTGCGTACTCAATGCGGACTCTGCGAATCACCGACCGCGCAATGGTCTATACCTGTGATCCGGAAGTGTGGCGGTATCAGCCACATGATTATGCAAGCATAGCTGCATGGCATCTTGGACTTACGGACATTTCAATAGAACAAGCCAAGTTGGCGCTCATGCATGAGCCTGATAATGCTCGTTTGCAAGCTAACTTAGATTTTGTTTTAGGAAAGAAGGCGGCATAATCATGGATATGCAGGGAATCATTAACTTAGCCGGTTTAATCGTTATTGGCGTAATTGGTTTCCTGTATAAGGATAACGCTTATAAACTTCATTCTTTGGAAGATAAAATTCATAGAAGTGAAGTTGACATGCCGACAAATTATGTCCGTAAAGACGAATTGTCGTCGCATTTGAATCGTATTGAGTCTATGCTAAATAAAATCTTTGAGCGTTTGGAACAGAAGGCAGATAAGCCATGACAACTAATACCGGTCTTAACGAACCCACATACAACTCTACTGTTCCAACGTGGGATCAACCCTTAAACAACAACTCAACGATTTTGGAGGCAATCCTTAGCGGGACGACATCCGTTTCGTTAACAAATGCTAACGTTTATCTTACGGGCCCCTCCTCTACTCCAAACACAAGCGCAACGGGCCAAACGCAGTCATCTCGCATTTTGTTGCAGGGTACTCTTTCCGCCCCTGTTAGTGTTGTTTTCCCAGCTATTAGTGGTAGCTGGATTGTAACTAATGCGACTTCTGGTTCGTATTCTGTAACCCTTACATGCGTTAGTAGTTCTTCAACCATTGCAATCCAACAAAATACAACAATAACTATCTATTCAGATGCGGCAAACGGGTATTTTGATATTACCGATTCTTCCGTTACTTCTGTAGCGCGTGGTGGCACGGGTCTTTCGACATTAACTGCAAACAACGTAATCCTTGGCAACGGAACAAGTTCTGTTCAATTTGTCCCGCCAACACCGGCTGGATATGTTCTTACTGCAAATGGAACCACATGG